ATTAAAATTAGATAAAAGATGTTTATTGTAATATTTACATTGAAAAAGCCCATTATCAAAATCTAAAAATTCACACCTATTTAAACACTCCACAAAATTCACCTCCACTTTATTTTTATAATAACATTAGTAATTTAAAATGTAAACCTTATTTTTTCTTAATACTAATCTTTTTTGTAGTTTTTTTCTTAGGCTGCTCTCCTTCCTTTAAAACACGACCTTTAGGTGGTTTTGGTTTTATAATTTCTGCTTCTACAAGAGCGGTTGCTTCTTTTATTTCTGTACTTAATGTTGAATATCCAGTATTCATTAGCCATTTATCCAATTTATCTATAAATTTTTTATCAATATTATTCATAGCATTTGATTCACCTTGTCCTAAATTAGGTCCATCAATCATACTATACCATGATCCTTTTAATTGAACCAAACCAGCATCAATTCCAAGTTTTAATAAACCAGCATTCACTTTAATACCATCAACATAATTTAATTGAACGCTTGCTGTTTGAAATGGTGGATAATATCTATTTTTAAGAGTAGTTGCTAATATTTCACTTCCAACGACAACTTTACCTTCTAATAATTTTTGTTTTCTTAACATAATAAGAATAGATGGAAATAATTTCATTGCTTTTCCACCACCAACTTGATCTGGCATTGGCATACCTTTACCTGGCATACCATACATATGTCCTGTAACTATTCCTATTGAATTTTGAGCTACACATACATTAAGAAGGAGTTTTAAAGTACCTCTAATTTCTTTTTGTAATAATCCTTGGTCAGCTTTTGGATCACCAGCAAGAGCATCAGTATGTGATTTAAGTCTATCTAACCCACCAACTGAATCAATGCCAATAACAAAGTCTTCTTCACCTGTTTCTCTTATTTGGGCAATAATTGATTTTACTTCACTAACCCAAGGTGTATAATTATAAAGTATTTTTGATGTATCAAGACCCCATCTTTTACAAAAATCACTTGATATACCACCTTCTGTATCAATAATTATACATTTTTTTCCTTGTTTTTGTGCCTCTGTCATACATAATATCATAAAACTTGATTTAAATGTATGCTCTGGACCAACTATAGCCATTAAATTTCTACTTTGAATACCTTTATTAAGACTTCCTGATAATATTCTATTCAAATCAAGTGCTGGGGTTTTCAACCAAAATCTATTTGTTGCTATATCTGAATCAGCAAGTACACTCACGTGAACACCTTTTACAGCTGTTTTTATTTTTTTCTGTAATTCATCAAACATTATACATCCTCCTATGAGTTCTTTTATTTTATTATGACCTCACTATATCCATTTTTCTTTATTACAAAATATTCATTGTCAATTTCATCATAATTTTTTAACTCACTTCTGTGTGAAATAATAAACACTTTAGAATCGTCTTCTTTTTGTTTATTTTTAACTATATCAAATAGTTCTTGTATTCCTTTATCGTCTATTGAAGAATCTAATAACTCGTCAAATACTAATAAGTCAAAAAACACACCAGCCTGTAGTCTATCAATATCAAGAAAAGCAAGTTGAATAGCAATATCTATTCCTCTACCCTCACCACCAGAAAGACTACCATATGAAGCTTTTGTTATTCCAGGCCCATTTATTGTAGCATCTAACCACTTATCAAGAGTTACATAAAAACCATACCCCACTTTTGACAAATATTTGTTAGTATATTTGTTTAAGAATGGCATAATTGATGAAATAGCATATTGTTTAATATTTTCATCTTTACATATAAATTTTATATGGTTAAGATAATCTTTCATTTCATTATACTTCATTATCTTTATCTTAGATAACTTCATTTCTTTTTCTAATAACTCTATATTTTGAATATCTTTTTTCAATAATGATTTAAGATTACTCTGCAATTTCTTTTCATTGTCAATTTTTTCTTCAATTCTTCTTACTTCAATTTCCTGGTCAGTTATTTTGTTTACATACTTTTGTATACTATCATTTTCTTCTTCAAGTAAATGGAATTTCCTATTTTCTTTAGCATTTTTTTCTTCACTATCATTTAAAAGATGGTCAAGTTTATGTAAAGCTTTAGTGTATCTATCTCTATCCTTTTTTAATTTGTTTATATCAATATCAGACCCAACAACATCATCTATTTTATCCTTTGTATTATAAATCAAATTTATTTTATGTTCTAAATCTCTTATTTCTTTTGATGTGCTTGACCTAAGTGTATAAAAATTATCTCTTTTTTCATCTTCTTCTTTAAGAGCATCTAATAATTTTTCTTCATGTTCATAATCGTATGTGAGTTCTTCTCTAAATTTAATTAATAATTTACCATCTGATAAATCACCACCACAAGTAGGACATTTATCATCATTTAATAAATGGATTTGTCGTTGTTTATTTTTAATTTCACTTCTAACAATTGATATATTAGCTTTAATCTTACTAATCATGTTTGTTTGTTTTTCAACTGATTTTTCATGTTCTGCTAATTCATTTCTCTTATTTTTTATTAAATTTACTAAGTATTCAAGATTACCATCCTTATTAACTAAAGCATTTAATTTTTTTACTAACCTAGCTCTTTCTTCTAATTTAACTTTATTATCTTCATACTCTTGTATTAGGGAATCAGTATTTTTTCTCCATGTTTTTACAGTAAATCTTTTATTACTAACCTTTGCATTCAATGCTTCATATTCACTTACTAGGAATAAACTATTACTTATTTTCTTATCTAATTCATTTCTATCTATTTCAGGTATTTTAGATTCAAGTTCTTCTAACTTTTCTTGTGCGTCATTTAATGAGGTTTTTGATAAAGATATTCCTTTCAATTGTCTTTCCAGGTTTTCTATTCTTTGTTCTGATTCTACTATTGATTTTTCTTTGTAATTATTTGATATTTCTATTTCTCGTATTTTTTCATTTATATTTTTAAGTTTAGCATTACTATTCTCATTGAGTTTTGTGTATAGGCTTAAACCAAACATTTTTTCTAGGAATTTTCTTTTTTCAGGTTTTTTCATTGAAAGGATTTTTACTGAAGAGTTTATGTTAGAATGGATAAGAGACATAAAAGTAGTATAATTTAATCCAAGAATATCATCAAGGATTTTTTGATATTCTTTTACGTGTGATGGTTTATTTATAAGAATGCTATTTTTATAAATTTCAAATACATCTGGTTTAATACCTCTTACTACTTTGTATTCGTTTTTGTTTTTTATGAAATCTAATTGGACTTCACATGCCTTACGGTTTTTCCAATTAACTATTTGTTCTTTTCTTATATTTCTATGAACTTGACCAAATAGACCATATGGTATTGACTCCATTAAGGAAGATTTACCTGCACCGTTTGACCTACCTGTGTCTAAATCTTCTCCAATTATAACGTTTAGTCCGCGCAAAAATGGTACTGTTTGCCATTTACTACCAAAACTAAGAAAGTTCTTTAACTTAACCTGTTCTAATTCAATATTCATTCTACATATCCATATTTTATATAAGAAATCATATTTTCTAACTCAAATACAAAATTACAATTATCTTTTTTTGAATTGTCTTTTAAATATTCTTCATTACTTAATATTTCAATTATATTATTTACTCGTTCTTCTTTTGAACACATACCTCTATGATCAATTTTCATTTCTGTAATCTTTTTACATTTTATATCTTCAAACATATTATATCACCTCATAAGATTTTACTACCCATTTACACATCTTTCCAGTTATACCTTCAGCAATTTTATGCCTCCATGTTAATTTTTTATTTGTTTTGTTAGCTATCCTTTCTGCTTTTTCTTTATTTAAATAAATACTATCTATTTTACCACTCGCGGCCCATTGTAATATATGTACTTTCATTTAATTTACCTCATACACACTTAATGTAACAGCTGCAACTCGCTCAACCCATCGTGGGTCATCTTCATTTAGTTTTACTTCTGAATAAAAATCTGTTATACTGTGGTCTCTTATTTTATAAGGACTATCAGCATCAAAATCAACTGAAGTATGTCTTAATTCATGTCTTATAAGTCGTTCTTTATCTTCTTTCTCTATGTTTTCCCAAGCATTTTTATCAATTCTCATTACATAATCATAACCTTCATCACCAGCATCATCAATAGTAAAAAATCTCAACATTTCATTTGGTTTTTGAATAGATGCTAATACTATACTACCACCTTTCATTCTTTTTTTCAAATCAAATATTAAACATATATTACATCCTGCTAACTCTGGAAAATGTTTTTCTATCATCTTCTTCATTATTTTAGCTACATCGTCTGTACAATCTTCAAATCTCATATTACATATTCCTCCAACATTTTTATTATAATATAACATAAATTACTGAAATTGTAAACTAAATTTCAAAAAGTTTTGGGTCAATCCATTCTTTGGTTTCTTTGGATTTTTCTTTAGGAAACAATTTTCCTTCCATTTCTAATTCTAACATTTCTTTAGCGACTTCAATACTACACCCAAATGCACCACGAATTAAATCTAGTGTTATTTTTTCAAGATTATCATATTTTTCTTTCTCAACACCCATATCATCAAAAATTATTGTACCATTCCATCCATTAACTTCTTCTTTAGGTTGCCCTTAGGTTGCCCGTTACCACTATATACAACATGATCATACCCATTGTTACCACTACTATCAATCCAATCTCCATTAATATGATGATTATAGCTACCACTACCATTATCATACACTACATAACCATTATTATCTGTATGATTATAATTAGCAGCAGTATTAGAAATAGTTTCAGAGTACATTTTTTACCTCTAACATTTTTGGTATATCTAATAATTTTCTATACTTACAATAATAACATAGATGATTATTAGCATCTAAATCTTCATTACATTCAACTGTGTAAATATAACTTTTTTACTTAATTTTAAATTTGTTCTTTTCATTTTCTTAAAACTTCCAGTGGTACCTGTTGGTCCAGTGCTCATTTATCCCCCGTTATTTTTTCAATCATATTTTTTGTAATACTCACAAGAACATTTTTTTTAATATTAGTTGGTTTGTCACTTTTTTCTATATATTCATCAATAATTTCGTCGTGATTAATTAATGATAACACATCATCACGTGATGTAAGTTCTACACTATCATTTGCAATATTTGAAAAATCAACTTTAAGATTTAAAGGATTAAGACTTTTAATTTTATCAACTATTTTTTCATTTTCATTAGTACCATAATCTTTTTCAAATATAAGCTTTATAATATTACCTTCAATTAATTTTTTTGTTAATTTGTCACTTGTATTGACTTTACAAAACTTAGGATATTTATTAAATTCAATAAATTGTAAATCACCATCTTCCCATGTGTAGTAACCTCTTTTACCACCAGCATCATGAAAAGTTTGTTGATATGGGGCACCAAGATATGTAATATTACCTTGTCTTGAAGGTGTGTGAAAATGACCTGATATTACTTGTTTAAAATCACTAAACTTAGTTGCTTCTATTCCTTTTTTACAAACATAATTATCGTTCATATGAAAACCACTTATTTCAAAATGACCAAAACAATATTCTGTTTTTTCTGGAATATCACCTAACCATGGTACAAGCACTAAATTACCAGGTACATATATTTTTGTTGTTTTATCAATAATAGTAACATGATTATGTTTTTTAAACATTTCCAATGAGGTTGGTTGAATGGTGTTTTTGAAGTAAATATCATGATTTCCTATAATTATAGTTAAAGAAAAATCACTTAATATTTTTACTATTTGGTGGGATATACTTTGAGTTTTAACATTTATTGACTTACGGTTATGAAACCAGTCTCCTAATACTACAATATCTTTTATATCATTTTTAACACAATAATCTCTTATTTCTTCAGCTAAATTAATAACAACTTTATGCCATATATCAGAATCATTGTGTACTCCTACATGCAGATCAGCTAACAACAGATACTTCACAGATTATTTCTCCTTTTTAATCACTCCTTTCTTCTTTACTCTATCTAATGACCTTAATATTTGATAATCAATGGCTTTAATTAAATAATAATCTCCATAATTATCTTCTTCTAACAAATTGATTTTCTTATAACATATGTCTTTTATTTCGCTATGTTTTTTTTGTTTCTTTATATAATTTAAAAATGAATGGTATATTATTGTGGTAAAATAAGCAAATGGGTTAGGGTATTTTTGCTTATTTGGATCGAAATTGTGCATATATTTCAAACAAGTTAGCACTGATTCTGAAATCATATCTTCTTTCCAGGTATATCCACTATAACTACCTTTACTAGCAAAATTCTTAGCTATTTCAAATATCATTCTTCCTAGTTCTTCTGTTATATGATTTGTTTCTCTATAATTTATCATTTCTACTAACAAATCTTTATTGTTTACATAATGTTTTCTCTTTTTAATAATTTCACCTCTCTTTTTCACAATTTAATATAATTATATATCAAAAGAAGTAAAATGTAAACATTTTATATATTAATTATTTCACATATAATATCAATTTCTTTTTTTGTTTTTGCTTTTTTTAACTTCATTTCACATTGTTTTAAACTTATATACATTGATGATGTAGGATTAATCATATCATGTGCATCTAAATAATCTTCAAGTGCGAGAATAAGCAATTTATCTCCAGTATTAACAATTTCAAGATATTTTTGTTCTCTATTATCATTAGTAATATAATATTCATTTGCAGCTAAAATTGAAAATGACTGTATTAATTTAAAAAATGTTAATCCACCTATTGAAGCAAGATAATATGTAAAAATATTATTAAGTTTACATTTTGCTTTGTTTTTATATTGTTCTAAATCATTTTCAATTTTAACAGAAAAATCTTTAAAATCAACATAACCAATTTTTTCTTCTGTTAATTTTGATTTATAAATAGTAATGATATTACCATCAGTTAATATTTTTTTTAAATATATTGAAATTTCATCATTAAAATAAAAATATTTTTCAATAGGTTTTGCAAATAAAGTTTCATTACTTTGAACATTTATTATTTGATATTCATCATTATTAATTGTTTTTACTTCTGTATAAAATAAAGGGTTTGACATTTTACTTTTCTCCTTTTTAAACATATTATAACATAACTTATTAAAAATGTAAATATTTTAATAAGTTATTACTTTTAATTACCACATATAGTAATAGGTGGTTCAGTATAATCACATGTACAATCAACATTACAAGTACAATCAACATTACAAGTACAGTTATAATCACACTTACATTTATTTAAAGCTTCATTTATACCACTTTGTAAATGGTCAGAACGAACTTTAGTTATATCTTCTCCAACAGCATAACTTAATGTTATAATATTAGTAGACCAACCACTTTGGTACAAAGTATTTATATGAGTTTTAAGGTCATTAAAATCATCAGATTCAATATCATCACTTATATTTGGTGATAATAATCCAGATGGTCCTCCACCAAGTCTTGTATATCCAAGTTCTACAGCTGCTATTAATTCGTTAACATGAGATGCTCTAATTATATCACCAATACTTATTGATGTAAAACTATATGAATTAGAACATGATGCTATATTATTTGTGCACTCAATATTATTACAGTATCCAACACACGCCATTATTTTTCCTCCTTTATTACAGAAGCCAAAGCTCTATGAATTTTTCCAATTATTTTATAATATTTACATAATACTGGTTGAGATGTATAATCATAAAATTTATCATAAAAATTATTTTTTTGACTATTAATATATTTTACAATATTACATCTTAAACAAATAGTTGATTCACATGTCTGACATTCATTTATATTTATTTCACTTTTAAACTTATAAAAATTATCTTTTATGTTATTTATAAGTTCTTTATTTCTTATATTATAAAAACAAAAATCTTTTTTGTTTTTTGATGACATTGCACCATGACAATAATATACTTTTCCATTTATATCTATACATGACATTCCACGACCCACACCACAATTTAATTTTTCCCCAGAATTAAACCATGATAATAAAAATCTATTATTTTTTTTAAAAAAATCTAATTCCTTTATTGATATATCAATAAGTGATTTTTCTAAATCATCAACATATGATTGATTATCAATTACATTAAAATAATCTAATGTAGGTGAGTATCCAATTTCTTTACCATATTTATAATATAAATCACAAAAATCACCCCATACTTCTGGCATATGTTTAATACCATCATATGTTAACGTTGCTTTTATATTAAATAAAATACCTTCATTATGTAATATTTCAAAAGATTTTCTAACTATTGTTGAAGTTGGTTTTCCTTGTTTATCTAATCTATAAATATCATGTAACGGTAAACCATCATAAGAAACTTGTACTTTTATTTTTTCTGTATTTCCTACACATTTCTTTTTATTAAGTTCTTTAAGTATGGGTAAAATTTTATTTATTCTTGAACCATTTGTATATATAAAAAAATTTACTCTTTCATTATCTTTAAACTCATCTGTAATTATTTTTAATAATGGAATATTTAATGTAGGTTCACCACCCCAAAAATCTATCTTTAAACCTCTAAATGTTAGTTTGAACCATTTATTATTAAGAATAGAATATATTGTTTTTATTAAAATATCTGGATTTTTACTTAAAAAGTTATTTCTAATTTTAGTATGGTCACCTTCAAAACAATAAGAACAATTAAAATTACATTTATCAGTTAAATTAATTTCAAGACTATATGTACCCATACTAGATTTTTTTTGATTAATAATTTCAATAACATCTTCTTTAAAGTTTAATTTTTTTTGCATTTATCAAACTCATTTATTATTTTTTCTTTAATTACAATTTTTTTTGCATATTCATTGATTTCACTTATTATTTTTTCGTCAACTACAATTTTTTCTAAATATTCTTTGCTTTTTGCTAAAAGATATACTGCAAATTTTTTATCTATTTTTTCAAAATGCATAGCTGCATTATAAAGATTTAAAACACCTTGATGTATTGAATAATTTTTATCCATTATTTCCCCTCACATTATTATAAATATTATATACTTCTGTCATCCAAAATTTATTACTTTTAAATTTATTGTTTATTTCTATTATTTTATCTGATAATATTTGATATATTTTACATAAATTACTAGATAAACCATTTTTTATTTCTTGTTGCAAACACATATAATTACAATATGAATTTATACTACATATATCACAATTTTTACTAAATGTATTCGATAATTTATTGATTTTTTTAATATTTTTTTCAACATAATTATTTCCATCATAAAGAACATATGAATCATTTGTTAAAAATCTAGCACATGGATATACTTTACCATCTATTGAAAATGCTACACCATTATTACCAGCGAAACATCTTGTTTTATTCATATCATGCAAAGTACTTTCTATCATTAGTGATAAGTTATACTTTATTAATCCTGGTAAATAATTTTTACTCTTAGCAAGAAATTTAATATAAGATTTTATTAATTTATTTAATTCTATTTTAAATATTTCAACATCTTTATCTTCCCATATATTATCTCTTACAATTTTAAAATTAGGTAAAATATTAAAATGCTCTATCATATACTCATAATTTTTTGACATTTCAATATTTTTTGGAGTAACACATACATTTACATTATTAACTAATTTTTTTATTAAATTTAATTTTTTAATATATAATTCTAATTTTTCACTCCACAATCCATCAAATGATATGCTAGTATTAATATTATTTTTTTTTATATAATCAACTTTATAATTATCTAAAAGGGTTCCATTTGTTAAAATATTTAAGGTACAATTTTTATCATTTTTTACATATTCATTTATATATTCAATTAAATTCCAATTAAGAAGTGGTTCGCCTCCAAATAAATCTAAATTATATTTTTGTTGATTATATTGATTTAAAAAATAAGGTAAGTTTTTATGATAGTGATGTTTAAATGTATCTTTGGTCATAAAAATATCATTATTATTCATATAACAATAATCACAATGTAAATTACATTTTTCAGTAATAACAAAACAAGCAGTAAACATATTAACTCTCCTTTTAACTATATTGAGCAACTGTTGCTGTTCCAGTAACATTACCAGTAACATTACCAGTAACATTACCAATTAAATTTCCTCTAAATGTTACAGCATATATATTTTTAAATCTTAAAACTGGTGTTCCTATACTATGTGTATCATCTATATCTGGTGATGAGTCACCGTCAGTTTCAACAAATTGACCAAAAGTTGAGTCAAGAACTCTTACCCATGCAGAATCAGTACCAAAATAAAATGACTCTACGTCTTCAATATACACCAATCTACGTTCATCACTAGATGCCCAAGATGGTAATGTAGTTAGTGATTCTGCAAAAAATGCACCTTTCATATCTATTCCATGATAATCCATTACTTAATTTCCTCCAAATTTTTAATTTTATTTTCTATTTTTCTTTGTATTTTACATAATTCATCGTTAAAAGTTAAACATTTTAACTTAAATCTATCTTTAACTTTTTTATTTATTTTTGCTTTATTTATTTCTACGCCTTCATTTTTTAAGCAAAAGTCAAAAAATAATTTACTTCTTTGATTTTTCCTAAAATTTATATTAAGATTATCTATCATTTTAATAATATCAGAATTAAGATTATATTCATTAATTATTTTTTTTACTTCATTAGTATTTTTTGTATACTTATCTGTAAGTTTTATTGTGTATGATCTAAACTCATTTATATTATTTTCAAGATATTTATTAAATCTCATAATTATCCAACTATTGTTATATGGGCAGCAATATCATCAAATATCCATATTCTAATACTATTTGTATTATTAGGTATTATTTTGTAAGGTTTAAATAATTCTTTATTTGTATCATCATATATTTGAACTAATGGATATAATTCTTGAAAATTATGAATAAAGTCATCATAATATACGTCACCAGAAGGCGTCCATGATAAACTGCTTCCACTTACTTCAAAACTTATTGCTACTCCACCAGAGGCTGTAATTGTAGGACTTTGTGCTGAAGCAAGTACTGACCAAAGGTCATTTATAAGATCATTACTAACAGACTTATTATAAGTATCATCTGATGAATCATAAATATCAACAGGTAATATATTATGTAAATTTAGTGTTTCTGCTGATAAATCTTTGTGTGTTTCCCAATTATATGCTGTTTGATTACTTACTAATTTATTTTTATAAGAATAATCAGTTGGTTGGCTATCGCCTTCATTAAAATCTTCAAATTTATAAACTTTATGAAATATTTCAATATTATCTATTTCACCAATTATACTACTAGCGCTAGTACTCCATGATATTTTCATTCTTTGGTCAGGGTTATAATTATTACTACTTTCATATTGATCTTTTATATAAAATTCAAATATACCTTTACTATCAGTAATTATAGGTTGAGTTATATTTACACTTGATTGATTATATATTAATAATTCATTAGATGTGCCTGCTCCATAAATATAAACATCAGCATCTGATACTGCTTTTCCTTCACTATCTAATAATGTATACCAAAAATGTTTCAATGACATAATTTTCTCCTATCCTATAATTGTTACTACTACTTTATCATTAGTACTCATCCATAATTGTATTCTATCAGTATTTATAGATTTAATTTTATATGGTTCAACTGTTTCATTTGTTGCTGTATATCTAACTTGAACTATTGGGTATCCATTTCCTATAAAATGGTCAAGATTTGAATAGTATAAATCTCCATCTACTGTCCAAGTATCTATTTCATGTTTTTTTACTATTGCTGCTGAAGCTGTTATACTTACTGAACCACCACTAGTTAATACACTAAATACATAATTCATTAAATTGTTACTCACAAGTTTATTATATGTTATATCAGTATCATTATAATCTACTGCAGCAAAATTATGGGGTCCTTCTGTTGCATTCATTGAAATATGACTTTCCCAACTATATGCTAATTCATTACTTATAAGTTTATTTCTTACTGATCTATTTTGACTTATATTATCTGTTTCATCAACTTGAAATACTGTTGGGTAAATATCTATTTTATCTATTACTCCAGTAGCAATACCAGCTTTTGACCATGTTAATTTAAATTTTTGACTGGCTTCATATCCACCAGTATTTTCTAACTCATCACCAAACCACACTTCAAAAAATCCATTTGAATTAGTTTTAAGTTCTGCAACTGATGTTGTTGTTGTTGTACCAGCTGTTGGATGTAAAAAAACTTCAGCTTCTGTTGTACTATCAGCCAAATAAAATCTAATTATAGCATTTTCAACTGGTTCTCCATCTTCATTTACAATATATTGCCAATAATGTATTCTAGCCATATTAATTCTCCATATTATTCTGTTTTTTCAATTCTATAAAACATTCTTAAATTTATATTTGCTGGTTTAAATAATGGACTACATAGAGTATAAAACATTATATCGTTATCTTCATTAAATAAACCAATTTCTGTTATTGTTAAATCTGTTATTGAACTTATAACAAATTCAATTATATAATGTGTTCCGCTATCATTTTCATATACGCTTTCATATGCACCACTTAAAGTAATTGATTGTATATCATTAGCTCCAGCAGGATTATACTCTTGTTGTATACCATTTCCAATTTTCCAATATCCTAAGTTTTCGCTAATACCAATACCAGTTATATCATCTGGATTTGTTTCTATAATAAATGTTTTTGGTAAATAAATAAAATTAGCTGAACCAACTGTTGATATTGGAAAAGCAATAGTAGCTGAGTTAGGAGATGTTAAAGTAATATTTTCTGGACTTATAACATCACCAGCGTCATCAAAGCATTCAATTATTAAACCACCAGCATCTAGGTTATGGTTTATGTACCATGTGGCTGGTATAGTATTAGTCATAACCCAATCAAATTCAAATTTTCCTGTTACAACTGTTGATGTAACTAGAACTGTATATTCTGTATCATTCCAATTAAATCCAGTTTCTATTGTATTCCAAGATTGATCTGTTGTTGTTGAATCTGAATATACATGTACACCATCTTCTCCAACATCTATTACTTGTTGACAATAACCACCTGTTGTTTCTGCTGTATATTCGGATGTATCTCTTATTTCATAAGGTGGTGACCAACTACCCATCCAATTATTATTAGGAGGAGTAAATCCATATGTACTTATATCCCATATTGCATTATTCCATGAAATATAACTACTTGCTTGTTGTATTGGATTATATACAACTAAAACTTTACCTAAACCTGTACTAAAATCAACTCTCCACATACGATGACTATGTACAGTTCTATAATAAATTTCACCATTTAATTCTACTATTCTTGAAATTGGTGATGTACTACCAGTACTATGAACAATTAGATTTGATGTACCATCAAATGCATAAATAGATGTAGCATATTGATGATTATATACTACACCATTTGCTTGTGCTATATCTTTACTATCACTATGATCATAATATACAACTGTACCAGTAGTAAGCCAAGTGTTACCCATTGTTTCATCCCATTTTAAACATTGATTAGATGAACCATAAAGTTCATTATTATATATAAATAATCTTTCAACAGTATTATAACTACTATATTGATCAGCTGCTAAATCCCAATCATCAACATCATTCCATCTTAATAAATATCCACCTTTTGTGTCTCCCCAATTAGTACATCCATATAATCTATTTTTAAATACTATTAAATCATATATATATGAACAATTATCATATTTACCAGCTTTTAATGTCCATGCACTAACTTCATCCCATTCATAAAGTATTCCATCTGATATAGTATAAATTTTATTATTATATTCAACTAAAGCATATAGTCTATCAGTACCAGCAGAAGTAGGTGTACTTGCCATTTCTGTCCAACTACCAGCACCTGATGTACCATTCCATTTTAGCATTCTACCACCAGAAACAATAGGTGAACTAAACCAACCAGTACCAATATACAATTCATTATTATAAATCATTTTTGATATAATACCTTCATCTAATAACATTTGATTTGGATAATAATATACATTCCAACTACCATTATTACCAGTACTAGGTAAATAAGATGTTACTGTTGAGTATCCATCATTTAATTCTGTCATTTCAGTAAGATTATTAAATTTAACTAATGCTCCAGATGGTAATCCAGCAGAACCAGTAATAGTCATAAGACCTGGGTCTAATCCTGTAGTGTCAAGTAATCTTAATTGATGAGTACGACGTTGTTGACTGTCTTCATAAGTAATTAATGTATCAAATTGTGAATGTTTTGAGGCTTTATTCCATGCTGTCCACGCTGTGTATTCTTATTTCATCAAATGTTTGTTCTACATCATACATGTCGTGACCAATTACAAATCCTGTACCTGTCATTTCATCATCCATAGCAACATAACTACCTGTTTCACTAGTTGAACTTGTAGCATCAACACCATCAATATATATTTTTAATCCAGAAGCATTACTACTACCATCATATGTTGCAATTTGGTGTATAAATTGTCCAGCATATCCAGATAATGTAGCTGTATAAGCATCAAGAGAAGCACTACCACCAACATCATTCAATTTAAAATTAGCACCAAATGGTGATCTTGAATCAAATTGATATGATGAATCTTCATATACTGCTTCTGTTCCAGCATCTACTACTTCTGATTTTGATAGTAATTCAATAGAAAATGGGTCATCATATGTATCATTACCAAATATAAGTTCACTTTGTAAACCAACACCAATTGTTTCATCATCTGCTCCAGTAAATAAATAAGCTTTACCAATTAATCCATCAACATAATTACTACTATCAGCCCCAGCGCTTGGTGTACCATGTAATTCATTTGTTGTAGAATCATATATTACACCACCAGCAGGATCTTGTCCCATATGCCAAACACCTACAAAGTTATCAGACCAAACATTTTTAGCCTCAGCGCTTCCTATATCACCAATATAATTATTATCACTTGCTGATAAATTCCAAGTCAAAAGAAATTCTGTATCAGTTGTACTTGATATTTCTGGAACTTTAACCCATAAAATAGCTGTACCGGCTGAAGGTGTCCACTCACCTCTTTCACAAAAATATTCAACTGTTCCATCAACATTTGTTACTTTTAATTTTTCTTTTTTAGCATCAGTATCAAGAATGTCAAATAATCTTCCAGTATCATAATCACTAATACCTGCTGATGTTGATATATTTACCATTACAGGAAAATCAGTAAGTGTTTCATCTATTAATGAACTATCTATTGTTACTTTAATAGCTTGATTATCAGGTGTAGTATATGAACTTAAATCAATTCCTTCAACTCTACAAAAAGAACCATCTTCTTCATAAGCACGACCTGCTTCATCTATTTCAAATGAAGCGTTATCAGTATTCAATAGTAATCCATTATTATAAGTATAATCATCATGTTCCATATCAAGTCTTATACCTGTAATAGTATTATCAATCCAATCAGGTTCACTACTCATATCCCATTCAATTACTTGCCAACCATAATTAGCATCACCATTATTTACAATTTCTTTATAAAATAATTCAGACTCATTATGTAGTGGTGTTCTCCAATAAATTCTACCAGTCCAAGAATTTGAAGCATCTGTTACTTTCACTCTAGCTGTTACTTCTATATTTTCACCACCATCAAAACTTAAATCAACTACTCTAATTTCAGGTTCAGCTGTTTCTCCATATACCCAATTAGTAGGAGTCATAAGCATTGTGTCATCACTAGTTGCATAGATGTCTGCATTTGTTGCTGTCCATCCTTCTAAATCACCATCATTAAAATTCCATCTATTATCAGCACCATCAACAGTATTCCATGTAAAATCAATTCTTCTTACAGGTGCTGTTCCTCTATAAGCATCAGCTTTATTCCATGAAGCTACCATAATATCATCATTAGTAGGATTTTGAGAAACAGGAACCATTTGATTTCTAACATAATCATTATTATAATATTGAGCAATAATACCAAATGCTCCTGATGTAGAAAGACTATGATTAACTGTCCAATCAAATTCAGTATATCCGCTTATTGTAGATGTAAGTGTAAAATATTTAAGATAAGAACCCGCAGATGTGTATTCAGAATATGTGGCATGAAGATTATTAAATTCATCAATTTTTAATGAAAATCCCATATTATCAACACCTGAAGGTGTTAAGCTTATAAGAGCATTTGACCATCCAGTCCATGCGTTAGTATCAAATTTTCCATATTTTAATTGACTACCATTAACTGATTCATAAATTGTATGAAGATTATCAGAATTATCAATACCAAGAGAAGTATAATTAAAATTTGATCCAACATTATCATCAATAGTATATGTAACAAAAGAATCATTTATAGTAGTAATATGTTCATATTCATTAGAAATATTTTTATAAACTACATGTACTTTATCAGAACTATCAAGAACAATAGAAGTATATGCGTTTCCACTAGTTCCTGCTGCAGTTACTGTCCATGAACTAGTGCTACCTTCAGCAAGTTTTAATTCACCAATATAATCATCAATATAACTCATATATAACTTATTAGAACTATCAATAGTTACTGACATATCTTTATAATTACCACTTGTAGATGTATCTATTGTATCACAACTCCATAAACCACCATCTTTAATAGCATGTTTTAAATAACCAATACCAGCTGTTTCAGAAGAATATATAACATGAGGATTATTTAAACTATCAATAATTAAAACAACATGTCCATTTATTCCATCATTTCCAACTATTACTGGTACCCATAATCCCGTTGAATTATTAGCATATAATATATCATTATTATCATAATTGTAAGCTATGTGTGATATACCTAAATTATCTATATCTATTTTTATAGTATTATTTCCATCACAGTCATCAACTTCTTCTGATAACCATACATCAGATACCTTAGTTGCATATTTAACTTTATCAGTTCCATAATTATAATATGATATATATGGAACAGATTCACTATTAACATCTATAAAAGTACTCCCACTTATAGTTCCAGATGATACTGTTTCAGAAACTACACTAACATTTAATACAGGTGGTGTTCTTTGTGTTGTTTCAGTATGTAAATAATCGTAATTATCTCTAATACCAACTACATATGCCTCACCTCTAACAGCTGTACTAAAAGTTAAAGTCATTCTATTTTCATTGTTTATTTGTATATCTTTTGGCCAAATTAATTTTCTATTATTATCATAACATTGAACAAGACAGTTTCTTGTTCCTAAATCATGTTGAGCTATCCAATTATCTCCAGATATTAATTGTTTATGTGTGTATGCAGTGGAACCAGTATCTGTGCCTGATGGCGCTACTGGTGTTGCAGCAGAAAGAAAATTACTTCCTGTAAATTGAGTATTTAAATAAGCATTTTTATGTTCATCATAAAGTGAAACATACTCACCTGCTTCATCCATTTTACTAGTTGGTGCTATAAGTTGTTCATAATGAACGTATTTACTTACTGGTTTTGTATAATTCCAATATCTTATAAGTTCATCCATTAAATATTTATTAATAATATAATTATCACCTACTGGCTCACTTGATAAATCTATTTCTATTTTATAATGAGGAGTTAATACTAAACTATTTGTTTTATTAACACCAGTAGCACTAGTAGCACCAGTGGCTAAATCATAAACATCACCAGACCAATTTGTTGAACCTGAAGTAGATAACGTATTTAATACAAATAAATAATTGAATGCTCCATTTGATCCACTACTACCTAATAGACTAAGAGTAACATATTCAAGAAGACTTGATCTATCTTCATTATCAAATATATATAAATTTAAATCTCCACCAATTCTTTCAATTCCCAAATAATAATCTGTTGCAACTGAATATCCAGTTGTTGAATATGATGATTGAACAGTAGAACCATTATTATATCCTTCACTTACTCTAAATTGATATGCACCACTATACCATTCAAGAGAAACACCTAACCAGTTACTTGTTGAATAATTATTCCATGAAACATTTTGGTCACCAAGACCCCATATATATAATCCAGCACCAGATGAAGAATCACTTGATAAATTTGTTTTTACACAATGAAGAAAATCACCTGAAGGCGTTGTACTTGCTAATGATAAGTATAAATCATCACTTGATTTATCAAAATCATTAATTGTTAATTTGACTCTATTAGCAACTGTTAAAACATTACCTGTATCTACTCCTTCAAAATTATAATAATTTTTACTAGCACCACAAAGCCAAACATTTTCTAAACAATCACCAGTTGGAGCAACATCAGTATAAGTAGGATAACCAGATGGATTATATTGTGAATAATAATCTATACCGGCGCCGCCTTCTGCTTGTGTATTATAGTATTCAAGTATATGATGATCATTTTCAAAAATAGGAATATCACTTAATTCAGATGAACACCATTCAGCCCACCTTTCATAAATATTTAATTTGTTTTCAGTATTACCAAGTAATAACTTAAATATTATAAATATTGAAGCGTAATCACCTTTTCTTTTTAAGAAATAAATTATAGTATCAACCCATTCCCTTAAGTTACTTTCAGGTAAATCTTCATCAATTTCAATACCATAATCAAGGGCTATAAGATTAAGAAATCGTATATCAATTTCTTTTGGGTCTAACAAAGCCCATAAATTTTTTGTCATATTATATACTGAATGATGAACTTGATCGAAATAAACTTTTAGAAATTCTTCTAACTTAGTTGTTCTATTATTTTCAGGTAATGCTTTAGTCATATAGTCTTTCATTCCTTCAAAAACCACACTATATGAATCTGTTTCATTAGGAACTTCGTATATTTTACCAAAATATATATATGTTTTGTTAGTATTAACATCATCTCTATAAAGAGCTTCATTAACATTTAACCAATCATGGAAAAAAGCATCTTTTCTAAAATACATTTCATTACCAACTGTAAAATCACCAACAGCTAAAGAATTATCACTTAAAAGACCACTATATGTAAATTTAAAATTATTTCCGCTTATTTCTGTTATTCTAAATTTATATCCAACAAGTTCACCAGTACTTCTTTTTTCATATAAATGTGTTACTACACCACCTTTAGCTACTATTGTTTTACGTGGTCCAATAAGATAAGAATTTGCATCACCACTTGATTCTTTTATTATTCCAAAATATTCATTAAGAATATTGTAACTGCTTTCACTAAATTTTCCCATTATTATGTTTCCTCTTGTATCAATAATGTATTATAACTTAAGATAGGAAATTGATTATGACCTAATTGAATTTTTCTTAATTGGTTATCTTTACCAGCATATGATGATTCAACCCAGTATGGATAGTTTCCTATTGTATTTAATTCGTATACACTTGTAGATATATTTATATCTCTCATGTTAAGATTTCTTATTCCATTTATATTATCAAAATTATTACTAGGAGAAACATTTGATGTATCAAGTATATATTCATTAATATCATTAAAATTAATTATACTATTAAAATTTTGATTTACTGCTCTAAAATAGTAAATTAATTTATCTGTTATATCTTGTTGTACGCTTGAAAATGTATAAAGTCTTTTTATTCTAACACCAAAATCAAAGCTAAAATATATTAATTCAGGTAAACTGAATAACTCATATGCGCTTATCATTTTTCTTGGAAGTAAATAATTTATTAATTCAGTATTCCAAGTAGATGAATAACTAGTTGGAACAAGAATACTAGCACTTGTACTCCAATCAGTTGTAAAGGTACCTGCTGATGTTACAATTGTACTAGCACTCCAACTATCAGGTATAACAGTTAAATGTATTCTATTATATTCTAATATACTACCACCAGAAGGAGCTATATCTTGTTCACCCCAAGCATTAGCAACAACTATATCTGATCTTTGTTCTAAATGTGATATATAATCAATGGCTGTTATATTTCTAAATTGAGCATGTAAACCAGATTGAGCATTAGTTTTTACTTCATCAACTGTTTCAGGTTCAGCTGCTCCAGTTGAAGCAGCAGTAAGAGCCAAACTAATTGTATCGTTACTTAAAAAAACTGTAACGGTTTCATATGTTTTTTCAACAACATTAGTACTATCAAGTACCCAACTTTCTGTATCATCTGCACCAATGCTACCATCAGTTCCTAAGCTTTCAAGTGCTGTAATATTTATTGTATCATGAATTGTTGGTACATTTCTTGATGAATTAAATACAATTTTACTTCTTTCATATCTATCATAAACAAACATATAAACATTATCTACATTTGTTAATGGGTCAATATCATCAAAAAAATCACTAACTCTTGTCCATATTTCATCATCTACAACTACTTGAATTGATGGTAAAGCGTCATTCAAATCTTCATCATAAGCATAATTAGATGGTAATACTAATTCATTATCAACTAAATCTTTTCCTGTAAAACCAGTAAGTTCTACTATAGTTCCTTGTCTCATTGGTACACTAATTGTTGTTGATGTACCAGTAGCGGTTTGTTCTGTTGTTGATGTTGTTGAAAATTTTATTGCTGTTTCATCATCAGTTGTTCTACCAGAATCAAATTGTTTCCAGGGATATACTTTTAATACATCACCAACTTGAGTATCACTTACAGTCATATCAACATATATTCTTGCTGACCTTTTACCTTTTGGTTCATACCCAACACCTCTAGCAAGTCTATTAGCACACTCATATATATCAGTTGTTTCTGAGAACACATTCTTTGCTACCTTATTTACAAAAAATGTATTTAAATCACTGAAGTATGACATCAGTTCAAGAAGAACTGTTATATTAGCCCCTTCAAAATTATAATCTTTAAAAGTATCATTTGCCGCTAATTCAGTCTTTAGTTTTGCTAAAGCTGTATTAAAATCAAGCGAAAGATAATCCGGTGTTAAAATGCTCATGTGTTTTCCTCTTTTTATTTATATTTATTTATACACTTTATCTACTAAGTATAAATTTTATTTCTTTAATTTCTTTGCTTCCTATTATGTTAAATTTTAATCTACAATCATATCTGCTTTCATCATATATTGGATTTATATCAAATCCAGTAATTTCAATTCTATCTTCCCAATATCTTATAGATTCTATTAAACTTTCTGCAATCATTCTTGCTGTAATATCATCAATAGGTTCAAAAAGTAATCCACTCATATTTGCTGCAAATGGTTGAAGCATTCTTCGTGAACCTTGTAATGTATTTATAATATTTGTAACACTATTTAAAATAGCGTTAACATCTGTATTTCTTGTTATATCACCATTTGTTTGTCGTGTTAATTCTATATCCATATCACTCCAAACTGCTGTGCTAGAAGTTGGCATGTATCCTCTCTTTTCCTTATTATTATTAAATCTTAAATTAAACGGTAATTAAAGTGGTTTTTACCTTTCCGTAAATACTACTTATTTATAATTTGATTGATATTATTACATTTTGAATTAAAGGCTATAAAATAAGCTAGCAAAAACTACTTTTTGCCCCTCTCTTTCATCAGTGATTTTACCATAAATTACTTGGTACTTTTACTGAAGGTTTAACAGATGTTATAGTTTCAACTGCTGTAGTTTGTAAATCATCCATTTTTGTTCCAATAGATTTTAAATTTGCTATAAAACTTGCTGATGTAGCCAATCCTGTTGTAAATGTATCAAAATCAAATGTTCCAGCTGCTGTAAGTCTTAAAGTTGCTATAACTGCATCAACCCTGTTACCAGCACTAACTATTTCAGTTTGACAATCCGCTAAATCTGTTTGTTCACTCAAGCAACCTAATAATCTGTCAATTTCATCAATTATACCATTTATATTCATAATACCAAATAATGATTCTAATGCTTTTAATAATTGACTTATTGGTAATTCAGGTAATGCTAACATTGCAGGTATGGCATCCATTGCGTCACTAATTGTACTTGTAACAGAATTTTCAACACCATCAAGTTTATTCAAAATATTCTCTAAACAACTTCCATCAAAATTAGATATAGTTGATATAGCTGCGTCATCTATTCCAACGGCAGTTGATGTTGCATCATTTGTAGCACTAGTTATATCTTCAACTGATGTAACAGCATCACTATATCCTTCAATACTATTAACAGTAGTATTAACTTGTGTTCCAGCTATTGCTGCTGAATTTTCTAAAAATAATAATTTTGTTTCTAATGTGTTATTTAAAATTTCACATGGGTTTAACATTGTCATAATTTAACTCGCTATTGTATCTGTTGTTGTATCTGTATCTACAGCCATTTGCTCATTTGGTGCGTTTGTATCTTGTTGTGTATTAGCATCATTATCTATACCTTGTGAATGTGTATGTGAATTATATATTGCTAGTGCTTCTTCATTAAGTAATTTTCCCATTGTACCACCCGCACCAGTTGCTAATGTAACAGCTGTTCCAGCAATATTAATCGTTGGAGCAGTAATAGTTATTATACCAGTAGCTGTTATATTTAAAGCAGCTGAATATGTTTCTGTTGCTAAACCTGTAACTGTTTCAGTTATTTCTGTAGTCTTATTACCACCTATTTCTGTAGTCTTATTACTACCTATTTCTTCTTCTAAATTTCCACCAGTTTTATCTTTTTTATTACCATCTACAGTATGATTTTCATTTTGTTTAATATGTATATTTCTATTACCTATTGTAATTTCATATTTATCTTTTTCATTTCTAATTATCATTGTACCGTCATTACCCACTTCAATGTAACTGTTACTTGGATGAAATATTTGAAATCTTGCTGCTCCTGGTGATGAATCTAATTCCATTATTACACCACCATGTGTGGCAATTACTGTATTATGTGGATATGAAGCATTAAAAGGTGAAGATGGTTCACTAAATGTACCACCTAATGCTGTTGATACACCTACATCAAGATTACTATTTTTATATTCTACTATTGTTCCTGCACTAATACCTCGTGCCAATCTATGAACATCTGATTCTCCTATTCTGTTAGAAGTTGGATACACTCCAGCTGGATCATTAAATCCTTTTGTTGTATCTGATTCTGTTGTTGGAATACCAGGCACAGAAGCAAAATACATAGGATTTTGAAGATTTTCATTTTCAAAAAATACCATAACATGTGACCCTTGAAGTGGAATACCCCACATACCAAATCCTGATACAGAACCTTCCATTATTGGCATACATGGACTAGCCCATGGCAATTCACTTGTTGGAATACCTTCAAACTCATCCTTTTCTTTCTTATCAGTATGAAGTCCAAATATTCTTACTCTTACTCGTCCTACTTGTAAATCATCATTGTTATCTTCAACAATTGCCCTAAAGAACCCTCTAAGATTCATACTTTCAGGCACTATATCTTTTATTGCATTTTTTTGCATTCTATTTGCTGATACAAGTGATGTTAAATCTAAATCATTATAAGCATTTTTAAGAAGAACCATTCTTTGTGTGTATACTGATGATCTACCAGGTCCAAAGAAATGAGTTACTGATTTTATTAAATATCGTCCACCAAATCCTTTATTATATTTTTCAGATTTTGATACACTAGGCCAAACAATTTCTATTTGTTTTCCAGCGCTTCTTTTTTCATGCCCATTTACTATTATATTTATAACATTTTGTCTACAATATTTCTTAACCCAATCATTATATAAAATATTCTCTAAATTATCTAAACTGCCTTCACCAAGCATAATATTAGCAGTTCTTGAATCATCTATGTTAGGATATAATGATTTCTTACCAAGAAGAACAGAGTTTGCAATACCTTCTGTATAGGTATATGATTTATTTAACAATTCTTTATTGTTTATATCATATCCTTTCCAAGTACCACCTCTTAATCCTTTTGTTGATGTTTTGTCAAGGCCATTAATCCATAATTCTAATATCTTATTGGTTTCGCTTACATTATCACCTTCAAATTTATAAAGTGTTGAATCAAGTGATTTATCCATGTCATCAAACAAATAATTAAGAGTATGTATATTGGTTGTGAATCCGTTGTTGTCTGTATTATTATAGACTAAGTATCCACTACTATTGCTTTCAGACCCTTTGGCTCTACGTCCAAGATATTTCATTGATTGAAGTGTTGTCCAGTAAGGCATAACAAAATCTATTTTGTTTTTACTAACTTCCATATTTAAAGGAGTTGTTATATTAAGCATATGGTCAACAAAATATTTCATTATTGTAGTTATTGTTGTATCTGACCAGCTTCTGCTATATTTACGAAGTGTGTATGAAGAGTATGTAGGGTCAACGAATTGAATTTCCATCATATTTGTTGCTGTTGGTTCTGTCATTCCAGTTTGTGTTATCTTACCTACTTTCCATATATCAAAAATGACATTCTTATCAAAATTAACACCATACGTAATTATTATCTGTTCATTGCCCGTAAAAGGACCAAATTCAAAGAATCCATGAACATCATTAAACACTAACTTTCCCATCATACAATGCTTAAATATATCTTCAATAAAAAAACATGAAACTATATTATCATTATCAAGAATAATGGGTTTATCACCTATTATTATTTGTATACTATATATTGATGTATCTTGTTGTAATTCACCACTCATAATTTTTCCTTAACAACAATCATGCCCTAAATTAGTATTATAAACTTTATGTCCGTTAGAGCATGTATGTTTCTTTTCATCTTTAAAAAATTCTACTAAGTCACCACAATCAGGACATTTAAGTTCATATATACTATTTGCAGTCCATTTTGAAGTATTACTAATACCACAACCATCACCACATCCCCAATCACCATCTACTTTCATTTTTCTCTCCTTATAACTCACTAAGTTGTTCTAAGTCTTTTAT